TGTTAGATCATAGCTTAAAACATTTTCATAATACTTGTTGATGGAAGTCATTTATTAGAAAAAAGATTAATTTAATTAATATTTGTCATTTACAAGGTAAAAGACACATATTACATAGTGCGAAACGTAGTATAGTAATAGACAAATAGATGTAATTGGTAAAAGACACTATACACTAATAGCAAATATAAATTTATATGAAGAGTAATAGGATATGTCTTTTACCATATGTTGTGTATTTGTCTATGAAAAGATACTAATTTACGTATGTATTAGTATCTGTCTTTGATATATGACATACTTGTGCGTGTCTTTTACTGCCTTTAACACTGAATTAAAGTTCCTTACTGATCAAGTTTCCTAAATATTTCTCGCAACCCTTAATTTGTGTCTTCCAATTTAAATCTTCTGGTTCTATTAACCCTTCTGTCTTGTTTCTGTTTATGTATTTGATTGCATTAAACATACTGATCGCAACTTGAACCGTTGTAGCACCGACGTGTTTGAAACCAAGCCGCCTTGCTTCGTCAATAGATAGAACTGTTCCACACCACCAAGTGTGCTTTGGAAAGAGTAACAAAGCGCCTAAACTATCGTATCCTCCCTTCTCTATGTCCTGATTCTCCAAAACATAGCATTTCTCGAGAGGAACTGGTTTGTAATTGTTACTTCTCATTTCATCAATACTTTCGTGTCCTACTTTAGAGCAATCATAAACATAGAAAACACTTGGGCGATAATCTCCGTCTGTAAGAAATTGCGATAAACTGTCTGCTTCCGCGTGAGGAATAAGCATTCCTTCTATCTGTTTTGTTTCGCCTTTCAATCCGCAAACAACGCTTTCACAAGTCTGATCCATCCCACGAATGGGAAAGATGCGCATATTTTTATAAACTATGCCTCCGCCATCTTTTCGCCTGTTTGTTCCGTCACTAATTTGAACAGGATCTAACGCCTCGGCGATAAATCCCATCGCACTCCACGTATTAAAGAAGTGTCCTTTCGGACGATGCTTAAGGCATATCTGTGTGTCTAATTCAGAGATGTGAATCTCTTCCAATTGCAAATGCTTTGCGAGTTTTGCATACTCCTCCTTGGCGAGAAGTTCCTTTGCTTGCTTATCTCCATATTTCATCGTGTAATCATGTAATCCTTTCTGTGCTAAACACGAAATCAAGCCAGGATTTGCACCCATGTTAGTGAGCATCGTTGTTTTCGAGTTGCCTACTGCTTTTTCTGCCATTTCCTCTCGCTTTACAAGAGAGCGTTTAATAAGGGCATTTCTATCCGTTTTTAAGATTGCGGGATTGGAGTCTTCCCAGCCTTCTACGCTTGTGTTAATGTAATGGCAGTTATACTTTTTACAAAGAGCCATAATCTTCACTGCATCTACATCAACAGAAACATCAACAACAAAAGGTTGTTCTTTCAACAGAGGAGTTAGTGTTCTGCTGAGGTTTGTTTTCGTAAGCGCCTTTTTTATGTGTTGTAGCTGTGGATACATCTCAAAACACCACGTAGGAACATCTCTGGGTTCTATAGCTACTATGTTGTTGATCTTAAAGTTTTCTAATTTCCATAGTTCAAGTAGGGTTCTGCCTACTGCTCCTAATCCAATCATCAAAACATTCATTTATTTATAGATGAATAAAATATATTTGCTTTAATAAATGTTAAGCTTGACAAGTGGACAACCAATTGCTTATATCCTAAACGACAAAGAGCCGAAGAAGGAGAAAAAGAAAATTTTTATTAAGGGAGATGTGTTTGATGATTCTCTCACGGCAGAGTTAGATACGACAAAGGAAAACAAAGAGAAAATTTTCAAGGATTATTTGAAGATGGACAAGAAGCTCACCAAAAGTGAAATAGATAAACTCCTTGATGATTACAAAATGGGAAAGGCAGAACACGATGGAAAGTTGAGTCGTAAATACGAAGAAGCTTCCGAGTATGTCAACACAAGCTTGAAAAAGTATCTTGATTATGGTGACACGGAGGAGTTGTTTCCGATTGTGGAAGATTTGAGCAAGAAGTCAGTGAGAATATTCATCAGCGGACAATCCAATTCAGGCAAGAGCTACTTTATTTCACAGTTTCTAAAGTATAACAAGCCGAAGAAAACTCAACCAGTAATTATGTTTTCTCCTTTCAAAGAAGACAAGAGTTTGAAAGACATAAAAAACCTTATTTATGTTGATCTGGACGATTTTGAAAAGGAGTTTAAACGTCCATTTGAAGCTCCTGAAGATGTGCCTCCTAATTCAATAGTCCTTTTTGACGATATAGAGAGTCACACGACACGAGCAAAGGAGCTTATGACAATCAGAGATGTTTTTCTGGAGCGCGGAAGACATCACGGATTGGAAGAAGGTGGAGGCGGCACAAGTGTTCTTACGATTTCACACAATCCCTTGGGACACAACAAAACAAAAGCAAGCATCAGAGAAAGCACATATGCCGTAGTGTTTCCACGAGCCAATCCTCGTGATACGGGAGCGTTGCTACAAAAATACTTTGGTTACACAAAGAAGATGATTGATGAAGTTATGAACGCGAAGACACGATGGGTATTTGTCAGCAAAAGTGTGCCGAGTTATTGGGTTTCACAACATGCTGTGCGATTACAATAAAATTTGGAAAATATAATTTTTATGTATAATAAATGGCGAACAATTTACTCGTTCCAAATGTTTATTATACAGCTCAACAGTATGTTGATCCTGTACTTTTCAATACGCCTCAAACTGCGTTGGTGGACAACAAACTAATCTATCCTCTCCTGAAAGATGCCGGAAACTATCAGGTTGCTGTAGCCAAGGCAGAAATCCCGTTGGATACTATCCCTTTGACGAAATACAATATCCCCTTGAAGCGATACGAGGTGATACTTCGCCAAGGGCAAATCGAAGCTTCGGCTTATCTTCGGCAATTAAATGCTTCTAAAAACGATTTCTTGTGGAACTGTACTCCTGCAGGAGTTGTCAATGTATACACTTATAACCCCCTTGGTTCTCTTCAGAGTGCTGGTTCAACTGACTGCTCGGCTTTTGTTCCGAATGGCGTGTCTTTCTTTTGTGTTGATGATTTTCGGAATGCATACTTTGCTACTTCTTCTATTCCCTCAGGACTTGTAAATGTTATTATCATCGTAAACTTGACAACGAACACACTCCTAACTACTGTTACTGCGAGTTTGATTCAGGGTATGGATCTGGACAGGCAAAACAGACTTTATGTAGCAGATGAAGAACCCTCCGGTTCGGTTGTAAAGGTTTATAACAATCAAAATTCTGCATCTGAAGTGAATCTTGTTCTCGCTACACAAATTACTACTGATTATCAAGGCAATCCCCTGACAGCAATTCGAACTATTGCTGCGGATCAAACTCTGTTGGTTGGTTACGATATTAACAAGTTTAGCATCTACAACCTTACGACATTTGAAGCTTACACGGGGTTTACGAACGACAACATCACGAGTATGGGGCGTGGTTCTGCTCTTAACAGTGCTGGGCAGGGAAGTTTTGTTGTTGTAGATGATGGAGAGGTTGATGATCTGTTCATCGGAAACAAATCTCCGGCAGTTATAAACAACTTGTATAATTTAGTCACTGACACAGCATTTGGAAGTCCATCAGTAATATTGAATGGAACTTGGCTTCCTTCTGCAAAGTTTGCTATTACAAACACTGGCTACTGCTTTGGAATCGGAGATGATAATAATTGTTATGCCTTTCCTTATAGCAACGCAACCGCTTCTCCAACCGGAACTCCTGTTCTTATTTCAAACACTGCGACTTTTAACAACGTCACCTGTGAAGCATCGAGGGCAGCAGTTATTGCTTCTTCTACTTATCCTGCCCTTTATGCCCTGAATTTAGACAACTTAATTCTTAACAATATGATCGAATATGACTCAAATTTTTCTCTAAACGCTGTAAGTCCTCTCTCTTGGGACTTTCAGGCGAGTAGCCATAAATACATCGGCATTCAACAGTCTAACAACAATCTCTACATTACAAGCAAGCCCATCTATCCGAAAAACTTTATGTATCCGTCATATGTTAATCCAACGCTATTAGGACAGTGTCAGAGGCTTTATGGTATGGGTGGAAACACAGTAAATCAAACAGCTCCTGGAACACTTCTGCAAACAGCAAACCAAGGAGGCGGCACAATTGGTATTTTGGATTCCTATCAAGATGGACAGGGAAACATCGTTTCGTTAAATATCAGCGATGGACTGCCTTTTATTTCTCGAACTACTATTAATGGTTCTTTGCTTAACAGTTTTAACTTGAATGACGCGACTTACACAAGCATTTGCTTTCCTGCGCCAGGCACAACTGCTTGTATGAACGAAAACGGCAATATTGAAGTTTACAATACCCTCAACGGAACGTTGTTTGAAACTATAAACACTGCATTCGACAGCTCAACTCTTGATCCAATTGCTACTATCTGTGGAGGGCGTGTAATCACTGGGGCATTTTTTATTTTCGTCTGCTATGGAACAACTTTGAGAACTTATCAAAGTGGAAATGGAAACACGGGTTGGAGTCAAGTTTTCCAAAGCAATTCAATTATTCCAACTGGTTCTTCTGTTGCTAATCGCCTTTACAATGGCACTTTCTTTGGTGCTGGATTTGTAGAAAGCCCTACTTTGTATGTTGTATGCAGCGGAAGCAACGCAACTCCGGGTAGAAATACTTCTCAAGCCGTAGCACAGCTTAACTTTAATTCTACATACACTACTTTAACGAGTTCCACCTTAATTCAAGACAATAAGCTTTTCACGAAAATCAACGGATCTTTGAACTGGAATTACAATTGTAATGAGCTTTACATGTTAAACGGAACTTTAAGTGCAAATGAAGTCAAGTTTACCGGCAACATTTCGGCGTGGAACGTAACCTCAGATTCAATCACCGGCACAATTATTGTTGATGATCCAAACAATGGACTATCTGCGAGTCCTTGTTTCTATGTTAGTTGCGGTGGAAATAGTGGCTACTATGGATGGTTGGAAATCTCGGCTACTGGAGCTTCAAATTTTATTTCCGTTGCCGTTTCCCGTAATAACCCCAACAACTTGTATGTTCTCGACAACACTGGGACGACATATAAGGGGACTTTGAATGGCACTAATATTGCCTTTTCTCAATACACAGCGATAGATGTTAATGCTGATTGGGCTTCCATCTCCCTTGCTCCTGACGCAGCAGCGTATGATAGTTATGTGTATGAATACACAATCAGTAGCCAAACACAAGTAGGAACTACAGCTCACTACCCCGGAAAACTTATTAGATCAGTTGCAAGAAACGATGTAGCTCAAAACTATTCTCTGAGTGTTCAAAACACAAGTATTGATTTCTACAACGCAACAACTTTTGAAAACACAGGATCAGCTGCTCTCAACAACGCTAATCTGATTTTCACAAAGGCAGGAGAAGACGTAGATGCTGGGACAGCTGACATTTATAATTTTCAGGTGTTTGTTGATGCGTTGAACGCAGCGTTTGCAGAAGCGTTTGCTCGACTTAATAACGGAAGCCTTGCGGAAGCTCCTGTAGCAAGTATAAACTTTGACAATCAACTTTTCACTCTAAATTACAGCTCAGATTACGCACAACAAGGAAACGGAATCATCTTCAACCCGGCGCTCCTTCGTATCGTTCAATACTATGCTGTTCCAGATACTATTGATGTAGGATTTTTAAAGCTTGTTCTCCCTCCTAATAGCACGAGTTTGGTTCAAACAAACAAGTCTGCTTATCGGTTTAATAAGCTAAACAAGATTTTGTTTCAATCAACAACGATTTATGTTTCGGGTAGTTTTGTCGGCATCAACGCCCAAAACCAAACCATTACGGATGTTGATATTCCAACCGATAGTTTCATCGACAATCTGGGGCAAACGCTATATTTCCAGCCCAACCTTCTCCGCCCATACGTGCTTTCATCTAACAACCCGATTGATCGTGTCCAGATTTCTATCCTCTATAGCTACATCGATGGCTCGGAGTATTCTCTCACAATCGCCCCAGACGACGGATGGAGTGTCCTCTTTGATTTTATTCGTAAAGCGTAATTTCTTGATTATCTATGTTAAAATTTTTTCCAACATTCTTTGTTTGAAAAAAAAAGTGTCCATCCAAAAAAAAATTTTAAAACCTAAATGTTGGAAAAAAGTTTAATAACCAAGAAATGATTTCTACTCAAGAAAAAAAATGCATAAATGATTTCTTGATTATCTTAAGTGTCGCAACAGTTCAGGCAATGGGGGAGGTTCTCTCCACACTCGCACATCTCCTCCTCCTTAGTTTTACGCGCTTGACACTCGCTACATGTGAATTCCCACTCTTCGTCGATAAAAACCATCTCTTTGAAAATTGTTAATTCCTGTCCAAAACCTTCGTCTTCTTCCCACCTCAACTCAATAAAAATAGGAAACTCCTTGCATAAAGTAGTCAGCATTTGCAAAGACGGCGGACACCACGGTGTGTCAAAGGAATAGCAGAGTTCGTCGTCGTCGTCATCGTGCCGTTCGACTTCTTGAGCGTCCCACTTACAACCCCAGTTGGCAACACACCAATCATAGTCCCACTTATTCAGAGGCATCTTGATAATGTTGTGAAACGAGAAACCCTTGTGCTTTTCCCCATCATGTAACGTGTACGTGTTCTCAAGTTTACGTTTTATCTTTTTGACGAGCGCCTTCTTGTCGCCCGTATACTCCGCCAGAGGAGTAATTGTGAGACAGTTGTAAACCCAGTTCGGCATAGTAGTATTGATGAGATGATTTTGGTGTCCGGAGGTTTTGGAAAAATATCAATTTTGAGTAGAAATGATTTCTTGTTTTTAATTTATTTTCATTAAAAACATCTATACAAGAAATGGTTACACACTTTTTTCCAGGATACACACTTTTTGCCAAACTTTTGAATTCTATAAAATTATTTCTTAAAAAAGGAAAGTTTACGAGTTTTTGTGTAACCGTGTAACCTGTGTATCCTATTTCTTGTATATATCAAATAAAATAAATTTTTTAATTTCCCCCCTAAAATAAATGTCTACTAAAACTGATAATGCTCTTGTTTTGGACAACCGCATAAACGTGTCTGCCGAAAGCACTGGCGTAGTCCAGATCTCTGGTTTGAACACTAACTATTTTTTGATTCCTGCCGATGGCTCGACTTTTCCTACTCAGATCCAGTTCAACAATATCGTAGATTTTGCGATTAACACGAGGCGTTAAAAGCGTGAAACCTCGTAGTCTTTCTCTTTCTAAAAGAGTTAGGCAAGATGTCCGCACAGCGGGAAGTCCCTTAAGCCATAACTACCACCTTTTTTTAGAAATAGAAAAAGGGAACTCGGTTAATAGCCGAACCCAACGGTAATAATGTTATGGATTGGGTAATCCGCGGGTGAGTTTCTAAATCCGTTATGATAGGACATGAAACCCCTTCAACGACTACAACGGCATCGGTATTCAATGATGGCTTAATCAGCCGGAGAATGCTTAAGGTATAGTCTATTCCCTTATGAAAGTAAGGGTGGGCAAGGACGCCCAGTTTAACTTCTACTCTTGTTTCTCGTAATATTCGTGTGCTTTATCGCCTTCAAGTTGCTTATCCTTCTGTCGGTGCTAATGCTCCTACTCCCGCCCTTGCCCTTCCCAAGCCCTATTATGATCCTTCTTATTCTATTAACTCTTATCTTCGTGCATTTCCTCTCCAGTCTTGCTGCGATTCTCTCTCCCTTGTCATCAACGGCTCGACTACCACTCTCAATCCTCGTCAGGTGATTTCCGGCTTGCAGCGTCGTATTGACAAGCAGTATCTCTCCAAGCAGGGTTCTGAGTTTCCCTCTATGCCCGATAATCGCGCTATTCTTATCCCTGATCAGCAGCAGTTCTCCGGTGCTTGGGTTGCTGGCGCTGCTTATCCTGCAAACGGCACTGTTGTGAATGTTACTTTTACCAATGGTATGACTGGTACTTTTACAGCTGGTGCTGCTTATCCTGCGGCGGGTACTCTTGTGCCTGTTGTTGTAACGCAGTATCCTGCTCTTCAGGCTTTCTGGGTTGCCGGCACTGCTTTTGTTGCGAATCTTGCCGTTCCCGTTTTTGTGAATCAGACTTCTGCTTCTTCGCAGCCTACGTCTAAATATGAGGCTTCTTGTGACAACGCTTCTCGTGCTTCGTTCAAGCCTCTTACTTTTGCCCAGAACCAAGCCACTGCTGGGCTTCCAGTCCAGGCGAACGGTTATGATGTGTGGCAGTTTGAGATTTCCGAGCCTCTGCTCATTTCTCCCCTTACTCTGCATGATAAGGAGGTATTTCTTGCGAATATCAACACTTTGACGATTCAGGCAAATTTCAGCCAGTTGTACGACGCAGTCGTTGCTTCTGGTTTAGTTCCCGCAGCGAGTATCAATCAGAGTAATCTTTCTGTTCAGATTGTATCTCCCACTCCTCAGCTTCAGCTCACGTACATTCAGGTTGATCCTGCTATTGTGTCCATTCCTCAGGCTGTGTCGTATCCGTATGAGAGCGTCGTGTACTATCCCAAGACTGCAACTACTCTTGCCCTGTCGGAAGATGCTACGGCTTCTACTCAAATCGTAAGTGATACGATTCGTTTCCAGACGATGCCTTCTCTCATCCTAATCTATGCCCGTCAGTCTATGGCTTCTCGCCTGCAGCCCTCTGGAGCGCAAGTAAATTGTGCTGGGCGTGTTGCGGATGCATTCCTTTCCATCGGCGATCCTGCTTCGGGCAACGGGCAGACATCTATACAAATTGGAACGCGAACAGGGCTGATTGCTTCAGCAAGCCGAAAACAGCTGTATAGGATGGCTCGCGACAATGGTTATACTGGTTCTTGGGAGGACTGGGACTACGGATCTGGCGGTTTGCTACTTCTTGATGTCGTTAAGGATCTGGGGATCAATATTGAGGCAGGTGACGTAATTCCAGGTGAGAGCTCCGGAAATGTTAATTTTCAAATAAGCATGACTGTAAACACTTCAAACTATAAGTATGTAGCCCAGACTCAGGCTCAGCGTGAGGCTCTTGGTGTTCCTGCTGGACAGACACCTATTGAGCTGATGATTGTTGCCGTGTATTCTGGTATTGCTACTATTGATCCTACCGGCACTCTGTATTCTCTTGGTGAGCTGTCACCTGCAGAGGTTTCTGCCCTTGTTAAGACTGCCCCTAAGGATGGTTCGATGATCAGTTCTGAGGCTGTAAAACCGACGATCCAGGGTGGTTCGCTGTTTAGCACTGTAAAGTCGGTGCTTGGCAAGACTGCTCGGGGTATTCAGGCTGTGCAGAGCAATCCTCTGTTTCAGCAGGCTGTAGGTATGGCTTCCAAGCTACACGGCGGCAGAATGCGCAGAATGTAAAAATTTTAAGATGAATTAGAAAAAAATTTTATTATTATAGCATCTATAATAAAATGTCGGCATACACTGAATTTGTGAAAGCTAATTATCATAAGGTGAAACACCTTCCAGCTAAACAGAGATTCGTTGAGCTTGGTAAGATGTGGAAACAGCACTCTGGCGGAGCTGGAAAGGCTCAGGGCGGCGGAATTCTTTCCTCTGCTCTTGGCGCTTTTGGTTTGGGTTTGGATGAGAAGAAGCGTGGACGCAAGGCACACGGCAAGGCTCACGGCGGTGTGATGAGCGGCGCGGGGATGGATGAGCAGGGAGCTGGTTTGCTGTCCTCGGCTCTTGGCGCTTTTGGTTTGGGTTTGGATGAGAAGAAGAAGCGTGGACGTAAGGCAAAGGGCGGTGTGATGAGCGGCGCGGGGATGGACGAGCATGGCGGTGGTTTTCTGTCATCTGCTCTTGGAGCGATTGGTTTGGGCTTAGATCAGAAGAAGCTTCACTAATTTCGGCTCTGCCGAAACCCGCTCCGCGGTTAAATACATACATTTTTAATTTTTCAGATTAAAAATGCTAAAACCCAATAAATCGTGGAGTTGCAACTTTCGGGGCTGGGGCTTCATAACTTTGCACATCATCAGTGAAAACGCTTTCCAAGTCTTCTTCACTATCATCAACAGAGTAGTTTGATTGCGTGATGCTACTGGAATAACGAGAAATACTCTCTGGAATTTCCTTACTTTTACTTTCTGCTGCCTCTCTCTCCTTCTTTCTTCGATAGGATGCATTATTTTTTTCTCTTATTTTTTGGCGAAACTCCTCTCCACCCTCTTCAACTCGCTTCTTGTAGCGTTCCTTTTGCTTCTCTTTGAACTCCTCATAGTTCTTTTCCTTCTTAATATATTGTTCTCTCACAGATTTTGGGACAAGATCATCAAGTTTTTTCCGTTGAGCTACATACAGCTTATACATATCTTTTGTAAATTCTCGATCTTCCATTCTTTATTAGAAGCAACATTAATTTTGAACGAATAGAAAATAATTAATCCCTTTAATAAATGGAAAGCACGTTTAACAAAACTTTCACCCCTTTAGAAGCAGGGAGGGCATACATTGGTTCTTTTGAGAAGGTAGATGCATACTCATCGTGTGTAATATCGATAATTTCAAATCAGAACTGCCTGATTACAGCGTATCAATCACAAAATAAAACAACAGAATTCGCAAGCACGTTTTTATACACAACCCTAAACACACAAGCAAACTTTAATTTATCACTGTCCGCTCCATATGTGTACTTCACAGTTCGTAATGAAAGTGCAAGCGCACAAACTCTCCTCAACTTCACAGTCATCTACAAAACAGCATACACCCAAGCCGGTGCTGGAGCAAACAGCAACATCTTTGATTCCGAAGGCAACAATTTACTCTCTGATGGAAGTGGAAATATGGGCGTAAAGCTCAACGCAATAGCTTCTTCTCTCTTGCAAGAAGACAACGGATTGAAAACATACATTATAAATGATAGTCTTCCTTTCTCTCCAACTGTTCAAAGAGTCAGTGCTACGGTATGGGCAGCATCTTCGATAATTAGTGGGGCAACAAGTGCAAAGTTTGATTGTAGTGAAGTTTCTACTACAAACTTGAGTGTTTATGGAACGACAAGTGCCGCTGGCACATTAACTGTTCTGTTCTCAGCTGACAACACAAACTTTTATGAGAGTCAATACAGTCAAGGATCTTCTGGAGGATTTTTTGGTTTTTCTTGCCCTAATTCTGCCCCTTACATTCGTTTGATATGGACGGGTTCTGCCACAACCATAACGGCGATAGTATCCGCATCGTAGAATTTTTTTTGTGTAAAAGAAAAATATCTCAGGATAATAAAAGATGACAAGTCGCAGTGAAATTCAGAAAGCCTACATAGAGAGAAAGAAAAGGGCAATGGGAGAAGAAGCCTACAATGAAATGATGAGGCAGAAAAAACAAATTTACAGGGCAAGATTGCGTCCTACACAAACACAAAACGAAAACGAAAACGAAGTCGAAGCAAAAGAAGAGAAAAAAGAACCAGCCTCACGAATGGAAGTGATTTTAAATAATCTCGATGCTCTTGATGCTCTCAAAAATACATTTATGCATCTTAAAACCAAAGGAGAAAAAGAACTGCGCCCTTCAACTATAGAAAATTATGTACAGAAGATCAACCGTCTTGCTGTCCTAATGACAAACAAGGGTTATGATGGGGACAACAGTTTTCTTATGAACCCTGAGAAACTTGCAGATGCACTGGATAAAGCAGATCTGAAGAGCAAAAAAGATTATATCACGCCAGTCGTAAGGCTGTTGAAACATCTCGGAGTGTCTGATGACAACGTTGAAATGTATCAGAAGCGAATGAAGGCATTCAAGGAAACGGAATATAACAAGCGAAAGGAAAATAGGGCTACGGAGAGCGAAATAGAGAATGCAATGCCTCTATCTGAAATCGTTGATTTAATTGAAAAATTTAAGCCAAAAATGGACACACAACTGTTTTATAAAGCAATCGTTACTATGTATTTTATGGGAGGACAGGACAGTCTTGTTCCTCGCAACAATCTTCCCGACTTTAAGCTCGTCTCTTCTACCAAAAAAGTGAAAGATATGAACCCAGAGTTTAACTATTTTATCGTTAAAGATAATTTTCCTCTTGGAGTCATTATGAACCGCTATAAATCACAAGCTGCGTATGGACGACAGAAGTTTACGCTTACAGAATTTCAGCAGTCTGTCCTAAAGAAATACTTTGATCATTTTGGTAAAAAGCCAGGCGATTTTGCTTTTTCACAAGAGCAAGGCGAACCTTACAATTACAATCAATTTAGTGACGTTCTTAAGAAGGCGACAAGTGAGATTCTTGGAAAGCCGATGAACGTTGACTTGATACGGAAGATCATCGCAACAGATTATTGGAAGGATGGACTCCACAGCATAGCCGAAGATGAGCGACAAGCTCGTAGATTTTTGCACTCGGTTGCACAGAACCGAGAGTACGTTAAGAGAGAACTCGTCGAAGAGGAGTAGATATTAAAAATGCCTAAGTAGTTTCGCGTATTTTTGCCTTGATTATGTATATGAAATTCAAAAGGAATAAGTAAAGCGATTATCCTTTACTTATTTTCAAACGATTTCTTGATTATGTGTCCCTGAAATTAGTTAATTTGATATATACAAGAAACGGTTACACACTTTTTTCCAGGATACACACTTTTTGCCAAACTTTCTAAATCTACAAAATTATTTCTCAAAAAAGGAAAGTTTGTGAGTTTTTGTGTAACCGTGTATCCTGTGTATCCTATTTCTTGTATATATCAATCTTCGAGGAAAAAATCGCTCATCGGGATTAAGTAGCCTTCGCTCTTGTTCCATCCTGAATTCCAACACGTGGCGACTCTGTAGCACCCAGAATTACATTTTTCCCTAATTAGTTCAGTTGGAATTTGTAGGACATCAAGTAGTTCGTCCTTATCCCCATCTACGATGAAAAACATGTAGTAATCACTTTTTGTCAAACTGATTCCACTCGGTTTGTTTGTGTGTCTAAATTCAACGAATAAATTTCCTGTTTTATGTGCGCTCAAATCTGCCTTTACTTCATACGCTTCCCAACAATCACCCTTTCGAAACTTTGCATCCCAATCTGGGAATTGCTTGTTCGGAGCTTTTACATACTCATCGTAGCCTTCCTCTATGTATTCAGGCAACATAGCCTCATATTTCAGTCCAATCTCAAAACTCCGCTTCCAATCGTTAGAAGGCATCTTCTTTATTAAGTAAAAGACAAAAAAAAATTAAAAAAATATACTTTTTCTACGAAACATCTTCTGGCTTAATAAACTCAAAGAAAGCCTCTACCATTCGGAACGATTTGAATAGGCAATCTGGGAGTTGATGCAAAGGCATATCTTCAATGTATTCTGGTTTTCTCAGTTTCTTCAATCCAAGTTCCTCCAAATTTTCAAAAACATACATAAGCTCCAAATCATAGTATTCCTGAAGGATATTGGAAAACTCCTCTTTCGCCTTCTCCCAAAGACATCTCTTGCATAGTCTTGAGTCTTCGTGAATGTCAACGTTCGCCTCCTTTTCAAGCTTACAACCCTCACACTCAATGACAAACTTGAAAGCTTGGGACATAATGTAAAAGAATGATGATTGTTCTGGAGTTCGCAAAAAAAATCAATTTGAAGTCTGAATCTGGTTCACTTCTATGCTGTAGAATTGATAAGGATTAATGCTAATGTTTCCGCCATTCATACGGACATTAACTCTGAAATTTATGACACCTGAATTATTGACATAGTTGAAATTCATTGGTATGGTATTCAGTCCTGCATTTGCCTGTGCAGAAAGAGTTTGAACTGTTGAGAGATAGTTGCCCTCACCGTCAATTAGATCCAAATCAAAAAATATTGTGTCGTTAATGTCAGTTTGAAAGTTGAAGATTGTCTTGATGAGAAGTTGTGTTCCAGAATCGGGAAGAAGGTTGAGTCCCACTTTCTCAAAAAGGACGAGAGAATTTCCAGACGTAGTCGTCGTGTATTGTGCATTTTCAAAAAATGCGTTAAACAGTCCGTTATAGCCTCCTTGAGGAATCCACTTCAAACCCTGAACACCGTCACTTGTGAGGCAGTAATTTACGCTCCCGTCATCTCCTCCATAAGTATCCCCACTAAAACTGGGGTTATTCGCGTTGACGACGAGTTGTCCGTTGTTATTAATAATGTGTGCCTTTTGTCCGTTGCTAAAAGTCAAAATGATGTTGTTGTTTTCGTCTTGATTTTCCGAATTTCCAGCATTTGGTGTTAAGACAATTGAGCTACTTTGAGAACTCAAACCAAGGGCGTTTTTCATCGTCCCGAATTGCCCATACTGAACGGTGCTATTGCTACTAAACATATCCAGTCCTCCGTAGAAGGCACTATCTGTTCCCAAATCGTTTGTGATTAAAAGGTGAACTGACGCTCCATCTGCAGAATTTTTCTGTTGCGCCAAAACACCAGTAAAGAAAGTGTTTTCGTTGTTTGCGGTTTCTACTCCAATAGGATAAGCCGATGTGTAGCTCATAGCTTCACTGACGGTTAGTTTTTTAATGTCTTCTTCAAACTTAAAGATTGTTGAATCACCTTTTATATCGCTTCCATCGGTGCTGTAAAGGACTGCGTCTGCGTCTGCGTTTAAGTTATTGATATTCACGCCTCCAAGATAAACGCCATTGTTATTTTTCAAACTGACTGCTCCAATAATAGGATTGCTCATTTATTATTAACTATTAAAAAAATTTTGTTTAATAAGACGCACTATTTCTTCTTCAATATCGTCTATAGTATTAGGATTAGTATTAACAGTAAGACTCATAGCAACTATTGAATTTACTCTGCGCCTCAATTGAGCATCTGTAGGGAGTTGTCCATTTTGATGATATGTATTCATATATCCTTGTATTAACTCAAATAAATTTGGTTCAAAATCAGCGTCCAATGTATTTATCTGATTTCCAAGTAATTTACGAAGCAATCGCATCATTTGCGGAAATCTTTCAGCTACTTGATCAAGTGGTAAAACACCTCCTTTAGCTCCGCCAGATTTCTTTTCCAACCCTTTTCCCGTGAGTTTTCGAAGGAAAGCACTCGTATCTGATAATCCCTGGGCAAATTTACTTGCTATTGGTGCTTTTGCAAGAAGTTGGGAAGCATCCTGAAGAATAAACTTTTCTAATTCCGGAGTGAGAAGGTTGTTTGCTTTCAAGTTGAGCATCAAAAACCGTTGACAGTTTTGCTTATCAAAGGTGTAGTGCCAATACTCTTCGCTTCCCATAATCTGTTGCGCTGTATTAACAAACTTTCCAAGCGTCATATCAGAGGGGATTCCTCCAACTTCTTTCATCTGTGTATCTTTGCCTGTTGATGGAGAACCAAATCTCAAAACAACAGTTTCGTTTTTCTCGTAAAGAATCGGTTGCTCTATGCCTTCAAGATAGATAAGAGAGTAGAGATGATACACTTTATCGTAGCCAAGTTTCTTTGCTTGTTGGGAGAAAGTGCCGAAACTTGCTATATCAGCAAATGTTTGACTAAACCAAGAAAGAGGAGTTCTAACAACCATCATTTTGACAATGCGTTTATCCTTGTTGGCTTCAAAAGTTTTGCGATCAGCGTTTGAGAAATCCTTTCGTGTTGAAAAAAAGCTACTTACTTTATTTTTTATAGAATCAAAAAAGCCACCGCCGTGGAGGCGACGATATGCAATAATGTCGCCTGCTTCTTTTTCACTTACTCCCTTGTTGCTTTTTGCCTTTTTCTCCAACTTTCTGTATCGCTTCCAATGATGAATTTTACGTTCTTCGATGTCCATTTATTATTAATGAAAAAAATTAATAATGCAGATAATAAATGAATTCTACGATGGGACACCTTATTGGCGGGTATAACAATCCGCCCTTAAATATGGCGAAAGCGACTGCTAAGCGTTTGCAATTATCAAAAGAGGAGGTTCTCGATGCAAGAGGTATGGTTGAGCCGATTTTTAATGCAAAAACAAGAACACGCCGAGTGTTTGAAAAGAAGCCGATGAATGATGTTCACTCTCTTCTTCGTTCAGGAAGTATTTCAAATTTATAATTTTTTTCTCCTGTTAAATAAAATGTCACAATCTGGTGTTTTTCTCGGAGCGGTAGACATTCGAGATTTCCCCGCTGATTCACTAAATGTAAACGTAGCAGCTGTTGACGGGAATGCTCCCGATTTTGCAACTGAAACAACTCTCGCTCTTATTGAAACAAAAACAGCACTCCTCTCTTTTAATGGCGATGATGCTCTCAAAGTTGTTGATCCTATCTCTACAGAGTTTCTATTCTACGATGGCGACTCTACGGCAAGTGCTTCTGCTTCCCTGATCCTTTCTGTTCCTGCTAAACTTCTTACTTTTCAAGGAAATTGTTCTGTCGGTATAACTATTACTATTCAGTTTTATTCTGACTTGAAAAGCACTTGGTATTCTTCGCAATATCAATATGTCGTGCCTGCTGGTGGAGCTGATTTTGGCTTTGCTATTCCTGCTTGTCCTATGGGTGTAAAGTTGGTTCTTTCCAATCCTGAAACCACGGGAACAATTACGGCGAGTGTAGCATATGCGTGATTTTTCATATGAAAAACTTTTATTATTTTTCGTAATAATAAAGATGGAACAACCAACAACAAAACTTTATTTTGTAAAGAAACCTACTATGTCATCTGGTGGATTTGGAAGAGAGCCGCGAATTGGAGAAATGCGAACTGTGAAAGGACGTGCGCGGAAAATCAAAGAAGCTCCTGCAGATGAGGAAGTAATCACTAATGAAGGTAAACTTAACAGATTGATGGCTCGTGAAAGAACCAGACGTGCAGCACAGATTGGCTCACAAAAGAAACTGGAAGCGGTTGCTGCAAGAGCAAGGAAACGTGCAGAGAAACTATTCAAGCCTGTGGAACTTGAACCCTTTGCTGAACAAGCACGACAAAAGATTAGATCAAAAACTTTTGCTGCACAAGCCGAGGCGAAAGTCCAAAAAGAGAAAGATCAGGAAGAAAACTTAACTCGTTCACGTGAAAACGCAAAACAGCGCGAAGCGATTCTGGCTATTCCTCAACTTCTTGGAAGACAAGAAGCGAGTATTCAATCTCTACAAACTCCTCTTCAACAGAATCTTATGGCTCTACAGCGTGTTGCTCCTGAGGTGGCAGACGAGTTAAGAAAAACTCTCCTTCCTGAAAAAGAAGGAGATGAAATGAGAGGACTTTTCAGAGAGCCAGAAGTGAAAGAACCAACGGAATCTGAAGCTATGAAATCTCGTGCGGAAGTCGCCGCAAGAGAAATAGTGCGAAAGGTAGTTGATGAGGAAGGCATCACCTCGAAAGCAAAAGTTGCTGCTCGAGTAAAGGAACTTCTGGGAACAGGAAGAATGCCCAAGGGTGTAAATGATATGATTTCTGAAAAACTCGGTAAAAAGCCGAAAGCAAAAGGAAAGGGTTTATCGTTTCAGGAAACAACAACCTCTGGAAAAGGTAGAAAGGGCATTTCAGGCGGTGGTTTCTTTTCGTCCATCAAGAATCTTGCGAAAGGGGCTGCAAGCAAAATTGTTGATGTTGTGAAAGAAGATCCTGTCGGCGCGGCGAAAAAGGCATTTGAAGTCGCTAAGCAAGCAAAAGAACAGTATCACAATCTCACAGGAAAAGGAGGCAAACTTCCTATTCGTCATCAGCGAATGTTCATGAAGGAGTTAGAAAAACACAAGGGGACTGTTGGCGGAGGGCTTTTTGGTGAATTAATACATGGATTTAAAGGAGCTTTGGAAGGCGGTGGTTTCTTTTCTTCTCTGAAGGACTTGGGGAAAAAGGCGATAAACAAAGTAATGGAAGATCCTATAGGTTCTGCTAAACAAGCTATATCCCTTGGGCAACAGGCAAGAGAACAGTATGCTAAAATGACTGGAAAAAGTGAAAAGGGAGGTAAAATGTTTATTCCCAAGAAGCATCAGAAGATACTTTACAGTCACGCAAAGAAAGCTCACGGCAAAGGTTTCGCCGATATGTTTTTGAAGGGACTCATCACTCCATTTAGCGTTGTTTCCAAAATAGCACAAGCAGTTCCTGTTCTTGGAGATGCTGTCGGCAAAGTTGGAATGGCTCTGCCAAATGTCGTTACATCCTTAACAGGAGTAAAACCGTTAATTTAAAATTTTTCTCTTAATAAATGGAAGCAAACATTCGAAGATTAGCTAAATTAGTTCAAACAGATAAAAGCGACGGCGATAAGTTCCTCAAGAACTCAAAGCCGGAGTTTGTTGATTTTATGTGTCATATGATCCACACTTTTAAGAAATATCACCCTCAAGAGTTAAAAGCACATTTTCGCAAAATCCTCTCATCTAAAACTGCAAGACAAGCCAAATCTCGGATGCGAAAGGCGCACGAAGAAACAGGAGGTGGCTTTTTTGACAGTGTAAAGAGTTTTGGAAATTCAGCTCTGGGAATGGCGAAAGATTTTGGTTCGTCTGCCCTGTCTACAGCTGGTTCTTGGTTTGACAAAGGAAAAGATTTGGCTTCTAAAGGTTTTGATATGGCTAAGCCCTACATCAAACAATACGCGCCAGACGCCGTTGCAATGGGAACAAGTTTTATTCCGGTTGCCGGCCCAATATTAGCCCCTTTTGCAAGAAAAGCAACAGCATTTGGATTAAGTAAATTATTTTAATTTTTTTTAATATGTCTTTTAATAAATGGAATTCAGCGGTATTAAATGTTGGGGCTGTCACATGTCATACGATGCGAAAGACACTAACGACAAAGTGAAGGATAAGCAGGCAATCCTCGCCTTTGGAAAGGAACTTATTCAAATAATCGATATGGAGGCTCATGGAGAACCCCAGATTGAGTATTTCGGCAAGGACGATAAGAAGGGATGGACTTACTCACAACTCATAACTACAAGCAACATCTGTTGTCACTTCTGCGACGACGGGGCGATGTATCTCGATGTATTCTCTTGCAAGCCTTTTGATGCTACTGTTGTTAAAAACTTCGTCCAAGAAGTGTTTGAGCCGAAGCAACACAAGCTTAAGTTTTTCCTCCGTGGTGATTTTTAGAATTTATAATAATCATCGTTATTATAAAATGACTACCTGCGAAAAAGTCGTAGAATACTATAAAACGCGAGATTTGTCGGGCGACAACATCGCTCATTTAATTGGAAAAGCTCCGCTGTTGTATCGGGATTTAGGGAAAGTAAAAAACATTAAAGAACTCCTCGGAAAGGAAGGCTACGCTGTGATTCTCTACGAAACATCATCACGAACAGACGGACATTGGACAGCGATATATGAACGCTTTGATGGTGTTCTCTGCTTTGCCGACAGCTACGGCTTGAAATATGACACAGAGCAACAATACGCAGAATACACGGCAAAACTGCCCCGATACTTAACACAATTAATAGAGAGTAGTGGGATGGATGTTGATTACAATAAAGTAGATTACCAAAACAAATCCTCACGCATAGCGACGTGCGGACGCTACGCTACGTTCTTTTGCCTCTTTGGACAACATATGACTTTCCCAGAAATACAATCGTTTTTAATGCGCAATCAAGATGCCTTCTTAAAGCCCGACAACATAGTCACTCTTTGCACACTTTGGGGGTTAGGAGAGATAAGACATTTTTTTGATCGGCAAAACAGAAGTTACATGGGAAAATATCAATAAATTTCCTCTTAATAAATGGACGCCCTCACTATCGTTGCCGTGATTTCCGGAATCACAGGTTTAGGAGTTGCTGTCTTATCACACCTGCGACATTCGGAATGCTGTTCTGGTTGTTGTAAAATAGACACACGAACTCCTCCGACAACTCCTAATGGGACTTATGTTCCTCCTACTCCAAAGTTAGTTCACAAAGAACCCGAAACTCAAGTATAACCGCGAAGCGGATTTCGGCAGAGCCGAAATTAATCAAGAAAACAAAAATGCATAAAAAGATATATACAAGAAATAGGATACACAGGTTACACGGTTACACAAAAACTCGTAAACTTTCCTTTTTTGAGAAATAATTTTATAGAATTCAAAAGTTTGGCAAAAAGTGTGTATCCTGACAAAAAGTGTGTAACCGTTTCTTGTATATATCTTTTTAATCAAGAAAAACTATCTAAAGAATAATTTCTTGTTATATAAGAAAGAGATGATCTCCCAAGTCGAGGCAAATCGTAAATATCGTCAAAAGAACCGAGATTTAGTAAACGAAAAAGAACGCATCAGGTATGCAAAAATGAAGGAGAACAAACCCGATGTTTATGAAAAGAAACTTACCAAAGCAAAAGAGAAGGCACGAATTCAAAGAGAATATCGAAAGGCGATAAGAAGCGAGGAAAAGCAATTGCTTCAAATTGTTTTCTAATCTGGACTCAAGTATGAAAAAATTTTAATTCCGCAATTAAAATTTTCAAATAGAAATACGCATCAACCCTCTGATGTGTTTATTTTGTGCAGTTTTCTCTTTGCTGTGAATTGACGACAATGTTGCACATCGTTCAAGACGACATTTATATTTATCAGGATCTTCTTCTTTCATCTTTGCATAACGATTTCTTTCCATTTCATTGATGCGTTCACGCTTCTTCTGCCGATACTTTTCAGTCGCGATACGTTGAGACTCACTATATGTCATTCTTTTATTATACAAGAAATATTTTTAAATCGAATTAAATTTTTTCTTGTCATATTGATATATACAAGAAACGGTTACACAGGTTACACGGTTACACAAAAACTCGTA